CGGTTTGGGTGCTGACCCACTCCATGCCATGCGCCAGCGCAAGGTTCGCGATGACTAGCGGAAACGCCAGCGACAGGATGGATTGCGTGCCATCCATTGCGATCCCTGCCGACTCCTTGATGGCCATCCAGCCGAAGCCCGCGCACCACAGAAGAAATACGGCCCACGCCTGTTCCCGCTTGCCCGACCGCCCACCGATGATGAATCGACCGAAGAACTTCAGCATGTCAAAGCCTCGCAAACTGAAAGTGCATCCAGTCCTTGCCCCATGCGTAGCCCGCAGGCGTGCCGCCGTGGGCCATCACGATGTTCCAGAAGGGTTCATATTCAGGCCGGGCGAACTGCGCCCGATCAGCGCCCCAGCGAAGCTGGTTCTGTTCCGGGTTCAGGTCCACCGCCGCGCCATAGGCGTGGGTGGACAGCGTTCTGCCGCCACGTTTCTTGCGGAAATTGAAGCACCCGCCAAAGACGTTCAGCTGCAGCCGTTCGATGTCAGCCTGACCGTAGTGCTGCAGGGCGTGGCGGAAGATGTCTGTCAGCGGCTGCGCCAGCTTTTCGTGGCAAGAAAACCGCTGGATGGTCTGGCGCTTATTCCACGCGATCACCATCGGATAGGCAAGGTCCACTTTTCCCGCCGTGCACTGCGGACCACCGGCTTCGCCATAGAAATCGGCCATGTCGCGCTGGCGCGGAAAGGCATCTTGCTGCGGGTGACTGCGCGACCCGGCGACTGGCGAACGCTCCACCGCAGCCGAAACGCCCGCTTTAGCGCTGCGCCACGCGGTCAGGGCTTCAGAGGTATTGTGGCCGGTATAGCCGTCGATGACGCCGGGTTCGTGCTCCATGACAGTCAGCGCGGCCTGACCGGCACCAATCAGGCGACGGCGATTCGACCAGCGCGACGGCGCATCGCGGTAATTCGTGCCCTGCAGCTGCTCTGCCCGCGACACTGCCGCCCACGTCTTCGGCCCGGCATCGCCGTCGATTGCGCCCGTGTACCAGCCGACATCGGCCAGCAGCATCTGGATGTCCGACACTTGCATGTCACACCTCACTTCAATTTCGATTTTCAGGGGGTGCCGCGCGTCAGATGCGCCGCAGAACGGGTCGCAAAAGGAACTTCAGCGCGACCAGCGGGAACAGGTAAGGAAACCGCAGGCGGTACCCTTGCGACTTCAGGGCTTGGCGCGTCACCACGTGGCGCTGAATATTGTCGGTCCAGCCATGGCCGCGCCGCCAAAGAACTGCATGGCCCGCGCCACTTGGCGACAGGCAATGCCAAAGAAGGTATTTGAACGTGATCAGTGCCCACCAAAAGCGCAGCATTGACCGGCCCTCATTGAGCCAAATCAGCGTCAGCGAATAATCTTCGCAGTCGCCCGCCACGGGGCCATCGCCACCCATGATGCGCCAGCTTTCGCCTTTGTCCGCACGATAGGTGAAGCGTCCATTCAGGGACGCCTGAACGGCATCAGCAGCCATCGCCACCTCCTTCAATTGTTGAAAATCAGGTCAGTTCGCGGGCAGCCATGGGCCATCAGCAAACAGGTTCACTTGCATCCGCCCATTCGGGCACCGGTGGAACGCGAAGACTTCCCACCTTTCCGCGCGACCGTGGCCCGGCGCGGATATAACCCACGGCCCCCACGCTTCGGCGATTTCGGATGGAGGCCGCGACCCGCCGCCCCAGACTTCGGTTTCCGGCGAAACGTCCAGCGGGACAGGCATGCGCAAACCGTCAGCGCGCACCACATACGCCCGAAGCCCCTGATATTCGCACCTGCGCTTTACCATCGTGCCGCGCACGGTCAGGCTGCCATCGACCGGTTCAGCTTCGGCGCTCACCGCGTAGAACGGGGTCTGCATCGTGATATCGCGAAACCACCGGTATTCTGACAGGGCGTCCCGCGCCGCCGGAAACCCGCTGATTGCCGCCATCGTCAGCAGCAGCACAATCATCACGAAATTCCGGCGCAAGGCCGCGCGGGTGTTAATCATCTTTCGGCCCCTTGCCGATGTGGCGGCGCACCAAGTCCTTAACGAACTCACGGTCGGCAAAGAGCGCGGTGATGGTGTCCAAAAGGACCAGCGCGAAGGCCATGATGGCAAGCGCCGCCAGAACTTCCGATCCGCGCGCTATCGGGGCCAGTGTGGGCGAAAGTCCGTAGGAAAGAAAGGCGGAAGCCACGGTCTTTACTGCCCGCCGCGCCACCGGCTCCCGTTCCGCATCACGGCTCATGATATAGAAAATCATGCCGATGATAACCGCCCAATATTCAAGGCTTTTGCCAAACAAGCCTGCCCCCTTAATAGCTATTCAGCCTTTAGTTTGCCTGTAAAAGCGGTGCGCAGACCGCCGGACTTCGTGAAGGTGTGCGTCACCCGGTCAAGGATGAATTCACGGCCATCGACCAGCTGGCGCACACCCGCATAGATGACAGGCTGGCCCGCCATCAGCGCCGGGCGACCGACGATTGAGCACCCGGTTTCAATCAGACCCCGCATCATTTCGCGGGCTGCGGCCTTGGCGGCGGCGGTTGCCTCTTCTTTTGAACTGTACGGATCGCGCAGCACATGCTCCCCGCTTGCTTCGGGGTCGGCATCCACGACAACCTCCTGCCGCTTCGCGCCCTTGCGGTCCTGCCAATAGGCTTTGACCGTGGCGAACCGGTCCACATCGGTCTCCGAAACCCGGCACGACCCTTCGATGATGGAAGGCACAAACACCAGCGATGGCGGAATGGCCGTGCCGTCCGCCGTCTTTCCGGTGCCGCGCTCAAGCCAAAGAAGCGTGCCGTTCTTGATGGTAAACAGCGCCCCGTGGCGCTGCGCCAAACGTTCCAGAAAGTTCAGGTCGGATTCGTCTTGCTGCCCGATCCACTCATAGACATGACCCGACACCGCATCTGAAATCTTGGACTGCAGGCCATAGTCACCGGCCTTTTCTTCCACGATGTCCTTCACGGACGCATCGTCCCAATGCTTGGTCTTGTTTGTCTTCATTTCCGACCGCAGGTCAGCCGAATGACCCCTGACCGTGATCGTGTGGGGCAGGCACGCGAATTCCACCCGGTCGATGATATAGGCCCCGACGAACGCGCCGCTGATGCCGTTCACGATAGTGACCATCACGACCGCCCCGCGCCGAGGCGACTGAAAGTGCGGAGCCGCGTCATTGAACACCAGATCCAGCGTGTCAGACTGGATGCCTTCGCGGTCGGTGATGGTCAGGCTGACAAGCCGATCAAAGAACGCCCCCGACACGGGCACGCCATCGACAGTCACCAGAATGCGCGGATGCGTCATCAGTCCCACAACCTCAATGGCTGGCCAGCCTTATCCTGCACCACCATGTCGGGCAGGGTGATTTCAGTGCCCACCGGCAGCCGGTGGGCCACGTTCTTGATATGCGGGTTCGCCTCGAGCACGCGCTCGACCGCGCCCGCCTGCGCGCCGTATTCGCGCAGGCAAATCAGGTCCAGCGCATCCCCGGCTGAAGTCACGTAAACGCTGGCCATCAGATAATCCCCAGCAGTGAAAGCAGGCTGAACCCTGCACCGATACGCTTCACTTCGATGGTGAAGGCATTCCGGCCCGGCGTGCCGTAGCGGTCATGGAAAGCGCGGTCTTCATCGACCTTCTGGACGGCGTGACTACCGAAAATCTTGCCGCCCAAGGACACCAGCATCAGCGGCACCCCGGACTTCGCGGCCAGCCGCACGCCCTCCAATGTGCCAGCCCCGCCGAATTCTTGCGGGAACAGCACACCATTGATGGTCACCACCTCCGTGCGCGGGCCGGTCCACTGCAGGGCGTTCAGCCGCCCCGCAGTTTCGATTTCAGCCCACGTGGTGTCCAACTTGCGCCCAACTCCGGTGTAGCCGAAGCCATGGGCGCGAAACATGAATGGCCCCAAGGCCATGGTCACAGGTCCAGACATGTCACCCCCTTAGTCGGAAAAGCTGGCAGACAGCGTGGCAGAAACCCGCTGGCCGATGCGGTCGGACACAAGGTCCGCGATGGCGTCAGGGTCGGAAACGCCGGACGGCACGTGTACAGTGAAGTTTTCAATCTGCACCGTCACCGCTCCCGGACCGGGCCTCGCAGCCTGCGCAGGCTGCGCCGCAGCAGGGGCCGCAAGCGCCGAACTGGTCAGTACGGCAAGGCTTGCCGCGCGAAGGCCCTGCGCACCGCGATGCAGTCGCGCAAGGTCAGGGTTGCGGCTGATTGGGCGCGGTGCGAATGCGGACAGGTGCGACCGGAGGGCCGACTGCGCCTGCCCGACATTAAGAATGCCGCCCGACTGGCTTGGAACAAACCACTCCGAACGCGGGGTGTTTTCGTTTACCAGATAGGGCAGGCCCGTGCGAACCGGGCCGCCACGGGCGCATCGGTCACGGCGGGCTGCGGTGTAACCGTTGCCCCGATTTCAGCGCCCGACGCGGCCCGCAGGTTCGCCAGCATTTGGGCAATCAGGTCAT